ATCGGTGTTGACCCAGCGTCTGAAGTTGATAATTTTTCTATTGTAGTTCTTGAAATTAATGAAGACCACAGAAGGGTAGTCTACTGCTGGACAACTACTAGGGAGCGACACAGAGAAAGCGTAAAAGCCCATCTAACTGAAGATAATGATTTTTATGGATATTGCGCTAGAAAAATTAGAACCCTTATGAAAATCTTTCCAACTGTAGAAATCGCAATGGACCCCCAAGGTGGTGGTATAGCAGTCATGGAATCCCTACACGATAAAGATAAGCTTAAAGATGGCGAAGTGGCTATATGGCCCAAAATTAACCCAGAGAAGTCAGCCCCTACAGATGATGAACCCGGAATACATATTATCGAAGTATGTAATTTTTCATCTGCTCAATGGACTGGCGAGGCAAATCACGGTCTTAGAAAAGACATGGAAGACAAAGCTATTATCTTTCCTTTCTTTGACGCTGCAACTCTAGGTCTTTCTCTTGAAGAAGATAAACGGAATAACAGAATGCACGACACTTTAGAAGATTGTGTCATGGAAATCGAAGAACTAAAAAATGAATTATCTTTGATTGTTATTTCTCAAAGTCAGAGTGGAAGAGAAAGATGGGATACTCCAGATACTCGCAGTGGTAAGAAAAATAAACTACGTAAAGATAGATATTCAGCGCTAATCATGGCAAATCACGCAGCTCGATTATTAAATTCTAGATCTGCAACTATTGAATTTGAAGAAGAATATTATAAGAATGTTGGATTTGCTCAGTCATACGTTGGTGAAAAAGGAAATGATTTTTATTCTGGACCACAGTGGTTTTCAGAAAATGCCAAACTTTTATATTGAGCGTGTATAGTAATATGATTACCAATACTATTACATAAGGAAACAATACTAATGAGCGATTTGTACTCCACTTGGGTTGACGATTCTTCTAAAGATAAAGCATTTGCCGAGGCGAATGAAGCGTATAATCAAAACTCTCCAATTCAAAATGATAAAGCTATAGGTTATTCTTATCGAAATTATATTGATGTAGAACCAAATAAATCAGTTAGAACTAGCATGACGAGAAATGATTACTATCGTTTCCGTCCTGAAGAATCTATGCCTACACGCCAAAAGCGTATCATGAAGATGTGTATGGATGCATACGACAGAGTTGGTATTATTCGTAATGTTATCGATCTCATGGGAGATTTTGCAGCACAAGGAATTGATATTGTACACCCAAATCCCGCAATTGAAAGATTTTATAAGAAGTGGTTTCAACAAGTTAATGGAATCGAGCGATCTGAAAGATTTCTTAATTATTTATATCGTACTGGAAATGTTGTTGTAAAAAAAAGAACAGCTAAAATTAATGCAGCCAAAGAAGAAGAATTAAGAAAAGCTAGTGCTGAAGTTGACATGGAAATTCCCAATAGAAAATATAACAAGAGAGAAATCCCGTGGGCATATGATTTTCTAAACCCCCTAGCTGTTGATGTTTTAAATTACTACAACGGAATGTTTATTGGCGATCCTAAATATGTTTTAAATTTATCTAAAACAACCTATGATTCCTTTCAATCTGCTAATGTTACCATGCGTAATAACTTCTCTAAGTTGCCACCTGATTTACAAAAGCAAATCACAGAAGGTAAAAGGCAAATCCCATTAGATGCGGATAAAGTGTCTGTGTTCTCTTATAAAAAAGATGATTGGCTAGTATGGGCTAATCCTATGATTTATGCTATTTTAGATGACTTGGTTATGTTAGAGAAAATGAAACTAGCTGACCTTGCTGCTCTTGATGGGGCAATTTCTCAGATTCGCTTGTGGAGAATTGGTAGTTTAGATCACAAGATTATTCCCAAGAGAGACGTTGTTAATAAATTAAGAGATATCTTAGCCTCTAATACTGGTGGTGGTACTATGGATTTAGTATGGGGGCCAGAACTAGACTTTAAAGAAAGTCAATCTCAAGTTTATAAATTCTTAGGTAGTGAAAAATATCAACCTGTGTTAGCTAGTATCTACGCTGGACTAGGCATTCCACCTACCTTAACTGGATCTGCTGGCAGTGGTGGTGGATATAGTAATAACTATGTATCGTTAAAAATGCTTATTGAAAGATTAGAGTATGGTCGTGGAGTATTGACTCAATTCTGGATTAAAGAAATTGAAGCAGTACAAAAAGCTATGGGATTCAGACTTCCAGCTAAAATTAGATTTGATACTATTATCTTATCAGATGAATCTGCTGCCAAACAATTACTTATTAATCTTGCTGACAGAGATATTATTTCACAGGAAACCATACTTGAAAGATTTGGTGAAATGCCGGGCATTGAAAAGGTTAGACTTAGAAGAGAAGAACAAACACGTAGAGCAGATAATGTTGCTCCAAGAAAAGCAAGTCCATATCATAATCCAAATCTACGTAATGATGTAGCTAAAATTTTAGTTACAAAAGATGCAATAGATGATGAATTTTATGATGATATTGATTTACCCAAGACTGATGTTCCTCTTCCACCAGCGAAACCCGCTCCATTTGGAGGTGGTAATACTAATCAACAAGCTAAACCAGCTAAATCTAATCCACAAGGGGGGAGACCCCTGAATGAAAAAGATAAAACTAAAAGAAAAACTAAAACTGTTCTTCCTAAGTCGGGAGAAGCAGCAGCTATTCTTTGGGCTTACAATATTCAAAAAGCTATTGCAGATGAAGTAACTCCTATGATGTTAGATTTTTATAAAAAGAAAAACGTGAGATCTTTAACTAAGGGTGAATTTGATCAGCTTGAATATCTTAAACTGTGTTTATTAACTGGTATTGAACCTTTTATAGAATTAAATTCAGATATTATTAAACAGCTTATAGATCAATCCCATAGACCTTCTGAAGCGTTCGTAAAAGAAGTTGGCGATGAAATTGAAAATTTTGTGTATTTAAATACAAGGAAACCAACTGTAGATGAAATGAAATATATATACGCTTCTGTTTATGTAAATTTATCCGCTGTTGAAGTTTAAGTGTGTATATTTTTACGAGGTAATACACTATGCAAATATTCAGTTCAGAGATAAAAGATGGTATTGGAGAACTAGTCAAGAGCAGTGCATCTATTGCATTTTGCTCTGAAGCTATGCCACACACTCCATTAGCAGATGACTTTATTACATGTAAAGCGATTGCTGAAAACCAAAATCAAGTTGACTTATATTATATTAAATCTATCTTGGCTAGCGCAGGATGGAATAAGAACGATGATGTGTTCGATCCTGCTGAGATGTGGAATGCTAGGTCCACTCCAGAAGATAAACAATTTAATTATATGCATGATGAGAAAGACATAATAGGTCACATCACATCGTGCTATGTAACTGACGGCGATGGTAATAGATTACCAGATGATATTAATGATGTGTCACAATTACCTGCATATTTTGATATTACTATTGGATCTGTACTTTATACGAGTTGGTCATCTAACGAATTAAAAGCTAGAATGAGAGATATTATTGATGATGTTGAACAAGGTAACACTTGGCATGTCTCAATGGAATGCCTTTTTCCTGCTTTTGATTACGCCCTGATAAGCTCTACGGGCGATCAAAAAGTTATTAAAAGAGAAGAATCTTCTGCTTTCTTAACTAAACATTTAAGAGCTTATGGCGGCAAAGGTGAATATAATGGGTATAAAGTAGGTAGACTATTACGTAACATTTCTTTTTCTGGTGTTGGACTTGTTAAAAAACCCGCTAACCCTCGTAGTGTAATTTTAAACAAACAACATTCTACTGTTTTTAATGAATCGAAAGCTGAGGAGATTACTATGCAAGATGATTTAGAAGTTCTAAAGGCTGAACTTGCGGAAGCAAAAGAAGCTACTGACAAGATGAAAGATAAGATGAAAGAAGAAGCCGAAAAAGCTAAGAAGGCTAAGTCTGAAGTCGAGGCTGCTGTTGCCGACCTTCAAGCTCAACTTTCTGAAGCTCAAGAAGCTCTTGCTGCTGAAAAGACAGACAAGCAAAAAATGTTCGAAGAAATGATCAAGATGAAAAAAGAAAAGCAAATGTCAAAGCGCAAGGCTGAATTATCTGAAGCTGGTTTAGATGAATCTGAAGTTGAAGAAACTTCAGCTCAATTTGAATCTTTAGCTGATGAAGTATTTGAAAGCGTTGTGGCTGTATTGAAGAAGGCTAAAATGGCTCTTAAGCCAATGCAAACTCCTACTGAAAAGAAGGAAGGCGAACCAGCCGGACCAGAAGGCGATAAAGTTAAGAAGAAACCAGCTTATGCAGCTGAAGAAATTGATTCAAATGAAGCAGAAGCAGAAGTCTTGGACACTGCTGTTGCAACAGAAAATCAAATTCCAATGGGCGAATCTGGAGAAGAAGAGTCTATTAGATCTTTTGCAAGTGAGTGGTTCAGCAATAGCGTATTAAAAACAACGGCTAACATTAAGTAATATAAGGAGTTTATTCAAATGGCATTAAAAGGTGATCGTTACGAAATTCAGACTGACGTTTCTTTCTTCATGAATGAA